TAGAAGAAATAAGAAAGGAAGCCGAACAACATGGTTGGGAAGTTTTATCTGACACATATCAAAACCTAAATACAGAAATGATTTTTAAATGCGACGAAGGACATCAAGTCTTTGCGCCGTTTAAAAGCATAAGGAATAGATGGATTTGTCCTATCTGCGAGAGAAATCAATTAAAGAACCAAAAACTTGAAGTTGTTCCTAAGAAAGATGGGGTAATTCGTGTTTTAGCTTTAGACCAAGCCACTCATATTTCTGGATATTCTGTATTTGACGATGGGCAGCTAATTAAATCTGGTACTTTCCAAACTAGTTTATCAGGAGAAATAGAAAGAGACAATATGATTAAGATGTGGGTTCTTTCTATGATTGAGGCCTTTAAGCCAGATATAGTTGGATTAGAAGATATACAGCTTCAACAATTTGAGGGTAAATCGGTTGGAGTGACAACCTATAAAACATTAGCACATTTGCAAGGGATTTTAATGGAAGCTATCTTTGAAGCTAAGATAGACTACAAGGTAGTCCCTCCTGCTACTTGGCGCGCCCACTGCGGAGTTAAAGGTCGCACAAAAGCTGATAAGAAATCTTCTATGCAATTTCTTGTTAAACAGTGGTATGACGTTAGTGTAACTAATGATGAATCAGATGCGATTGGCATTGGCAAGTATGTCTCAGATAACTTTGGAAAAAAGGTTAAAATTATGAGTTGGGAGTAAAAGGAAATGAAAGTAACGATTGAACAGATTTTAGATTTCAACGGCTCTGTAGATGAGTTTCTTGAGAAGCCATTAAACATTAAGACGGCATATAAGCTGGCGATGATTAAGCGCCAGACTGACGAACAAACTGACTTTTATCAGACAAGTTTCTTCAAAATTCTTAATGAGTATGGTAAGAAGGATGAGAATGGAGAGCTTCAGAGAGTTCAAGAGGGAGTAAATGAGGGAAATGTACTGATTCAAGAAGATAAGCTTGAGGAATGTAATAATGCTCTTTCAGATTTAATGGGGCTTGAGGTTGAAATTAATAACTATAATTTGAAGCTGGAAGATTTCGGAGATATGGAAGTATCTGCCGATGACCTTGCGACAATTATTCCTTTCCTGTCAGAAGAGGAGTAAAATTCAAATAAATAAAGAAAAGAGGACTCGAATTATCGAGTCCTCTTTTTTATTACTTAAAATTTCCAATAATATTAACGTTACGATAACCTGCCTCTCGAATAATGTTCCGTTTAACTCTCGCAGCGATTTGGTCAACATCATAATCACTATCAATCTTATCAACATTTATATTTATATCAAACGTATTCTGTGTAGATTCGTTTTGCGGGGTAATCGCGCCGGCGCTCCTACGAACATCTGATAAAACATCTTTCAGTTGGATAAAATTAGCTGTATCACGAGCATTTAATACCATCTCTGGGTGAGAGGTTGTACCATCAAGCCAAGCTGGGCCAGTGAAATTAGCAAGTCCGCCTTTTTTATAAGTAACACCCAACTTATCAAAAATCTCTTTGTATTTTGGATGTCTTTTAACGGCTGCCTTTCTCCAAGCCTTACTTAATAATGTTCCGTTCTTCCCATCTGTTAGAGCTTGCCCATCTCTATAGTTCCAACCAATAACATCATTTCCATAACGAGAGAAGAAAGCCTGCGCGCCAGTTGAAATAGCGTTTACTTTCTTTCCTGGGCTACGATACAATGTCAATGAGTCACCAGACTTTAAAATATCTTCCATTTCTTTTTCACGTTCGGAGTCTACTTTTTGGTGACCGTTAAAACTAAATCCATTATCGTTTAAGTAATTTTCAATATCTTTTATAGAATTGAAATATTTATGCTCATTCGCAAATGGGTCAGAAGGGTTATTATTAACATACCCCGGAAGACTGGATGGGTTTTTCTCATAGTCTGATGCTTGTCGCTTGGTATTGGCAGCACCAGATTTAGCTAAGCTGTCATCTTCACCAGACTCGTGTCCAGTAACATAATTAATTCCAGAGCTAATCTTACTAGCAAAGTCATCTGATAATGTTTTCCAGTTTGAGACAACTGATGCATAATCCTTATTAGCTTCCGCATCAACTTGTGCTTGCTGTGTCTTAGTTAAATTATCGTAGTCTTTAGCTTTACGATAAAAATTTATAAACTGGTCTTTATTAACCGATGTTAAAGGATTTTGTAAGATACTATCAATCAAATCTTTATCAATTTGACTAAGTTGGTCTGACTGAGCATTTAAGATGCTAATTTGAGTTTCACGCTGATTTGCGGCCTGCTCATTAGCGTCCTGCATATTTTGAATTTGCTGGTCTACTAACGAGTCTGCATAATCCTGTTGAGCCTCTTTTAACTGGTTCTGTAAGTCTTTGATAGAAGCAGCATTTGAACCAGAAGTGTCTTGCTGTAATAAAGCAAGTTGATTTTGTAAGTCTGCAATATTCTTCTCAGTCTTTTCGTTTTCTCTCTTCTGACGTTCAAGATTGATTTGCTTTTGTAACTTATCAAGGACTCGAGATTGAAGATTGTTAATAGCATCGTTTATATCAGATAACTCATCGCTCTCTTCTTTTCTTCCGTTCTGTAATCCAGTTATAAGAGTAGAAGCTTGGTCGGACAGGTCCGCGCGGGCATCAGATTGAAGTTGAATTAACTGCGACTGAGCATTATACATATCTGCGGCCGCGCCTTGGTTAGTATCAATTAAGTCTTGACATTTTCCAATTACGTCAGAAACAAGACTAGCCGTATCACTCGTTAATCCTTTACTCAAAATACGATTCATAATCGCATTTCTATCAATCGTGCTACGTAAATTACCATTCTCATCTTGAGTTACGGAAATTCCGCTTTGAATTGCTTTTACAATATCGGATTTCCGAGTCTTGGCTTCTTCGTTACCATCAGCTATACCCTTTAATAAAGGAGCAAATACATCAGAAGCCTCTGGAGTTTTGCTAGTCAAAATTAAAAGTTGCTTGTAGGATTCTGTATAAATTTGTCTCTGAGCCTTAACTTGGTCAAGTAAGTTTTGGGCCAATTTATTATTAATTGAACCAATTCTAGTTCCTGCGGCGCCGCCTTCCATGTTGCCATTTAACGCCATAGCACTAGTATAGTCTTTATTAGCGCCATAAATATTACTATTATTTCCAAGTTCTGTAACCTGACGTTGGTAATCCTTTAGTCTAGTAAGCTCATTTTCCCAAAGATAGAAAGATTCGGCTAATTGCTTTCTAGCTTCTTCAATCGCATCTTTAGCATTTTGTACCTCATCTTCAGCATCTTGTACGCCTTGGTTATACTTATCAATAAGGTCTTCCAACTTTGACTTTAAGTTCGTGGCTAAAGACTTATTTTTCTTACCTAACTTACCTAAAGCAATATTGTTGATAGTAGCTAAGCCAGTTTCTGGGTCATAATTAACATAATCACGAGTATTAATTTTGGCTTTATCCGTTTTGTCAGTCTTAGTTCTTTTACCCTTTTTGCCTTTTTTATAACCGGTCTTAGTATACTCAACTGTAATCTTTTTGCCGGCTTTATTGTAAGCAAGTTGTCTTTTTAACCGCGCGCGGACAGCTTTTCGTGATGCCTTAGCAAGTTTTGCAAGTTTATTGTCATTAATAGACAAATGACCATTCTTATCTACCGTAACATAGTTATAGATGTTATCCTTCTTTTTGGTTCTCTTACCAACTGATGTTGTAGAAATAGAAGCATTTTTAAGTTTACCATTTTTAAAGTTCTTTTTAATGGCTTGCTTAACTTTTTTCTGCGAAGCTGCCGTTAACTTCTTTAATGCTTTTGTATTATAATGAAGATTTCCATCTTTATCTACATAAGCATATTTACCTATTCTATCATTCTTTGTGGTCGTTGAACCTTTTGTTGTAGTAGTTATAGACTGCTTAATACCTTGGTTCTTTGTATATTTCTTTTTAAGAATGGCTTTGATTTGCTTGCGGGCTTTCTTATCAACTTTCTTTAAAGCACTAGCCTTATAATGAAGTTTGCCATCTTCACCAACGTACCCATACTTACTAAGTTTATAGGTCTTGGTTTTGCCTTTTGAGCCTTTTACTTTGGCAGTTCCAGTAATTTTGCTGGCCTTACCAGTATTCGGGTTGGTGTTCGCGCCAAGTTTCTTAAGGTTGCTCTTATAATGCTTTATAATCTTTTTCTCTAAAGCAATTTGTTTTTGATAACTCTGATTGAGTTTCTTTAAATACGCTTGAGCTTGGTCAACTGTAATCCAATTCTTTTCAAGAAGTTTAGAATATTTATTTTGAAGAGTAGTTTCTTTTCTCTTTAAATATTCAATCTTCTTTTCAATATTATAAATTTTAGCACTAACCTTGCCGCGCTTCAAAGTCCAAGCGGTATTTTCCTTTGAAGCTTTTTCTTCTTTTTTCTTATGTTTCGCGGTCTTGGAAACAGATTTAGCAATACTTCTATTAGCCTTATTAGTTCTATTGGTTTTATTAGTTTTGCTACTTGCTACATTATCCCAGGCGCCCTTAGAGACTCTAACGTGACTAGCATTAACGCCATTATTACCACGAGCTGCGCTACCAGTACCAATTGAAGCAGAGCCAATCTTTGTAACATGAACTTTTTTAGCCGTACCATTGGCGGCCGAGCCAATTCTTCTGCTATTCTTGCGTCTACGGTTCTTCTTGTTGCCCCTGGCGCCGTCAAGAGCCTTCATAGCATCTTCATAAGCACCATAAATTGAACCAGCTTTTCCAGAATAGTGCATCGCATTTCCGAGTTTTTCAATTTGTTTCTCGGAGCCAATTCCAGAAATTAAGCCGTGAACATTCATCTTCTTACCGTTAATTTTCATAACGGTTCCTTTCTTATCGGCCTTTAAGAGGTCTTCGCTAGTCCAACCTTTCTCATCGTACGCTTTAACAAATTCGACTTTACTCGGGTCGTCACGATATTGAGCAATTAACTTATCATACTTTTCCCAAGCCGGCGCACTAGTCTTCTTCCAATTAACGTTACCAGAAGCAAGTGAACCAATTGACAGGCCTCCGCGCTTCATTATCTGACGAGATTGCTGATGGTTATAAACAACAGCATCGGATGGTAAGTTTGCCATCTCTGGCCCGCCGTTGCCAAGAATCATAGACGAGTTGTCTGACGGAAGCCAAGCAATTTCATAGCCATTTTCACCAGTTAAAGTTAAGCCACCACGACCATTTGGCCCGATTTTTCCAGAGCCAGTTCCGGCGGCTAAAGAGCCAGTATGGACTTGGGAATGAGTTGCGTTACCTTTTGACTCTGCAGGATATTCTTGTGCAGTTGAGCCTGTATTTTCATATCCACTTTTAAGGGTATTTATATGAATTGTTTTATCATGTAAATTAGCAAGCCCACTTTTAATTGAGTCAATAATAGATAAGGCTCCATCAGCAATAACAGAAATTTTTGGCTTCGGATGTTGTTTTCCAACTCCGGTTAATTTACTTGTGACGTTGCTAATATCTTTTATCGCTTTCCCAACATTGGCCTCAACTTTAGCCTTTGCGGTAGTCTTTCCTAAATTATTCGCTTTGCGTTGTACATTGTTAATATTGTTTTCGGCTTTACCGGTATTAGCCCCTACTTTAATTTTATAATTTTTATGTGTTAACCGCTTTAGTACTTTTTCGATACTTTTTACACTGCCAAGCTTGCCACTAGTAATTAAACTAACTGTTTGTTTAATAGTTTTTTTCTGACCATTATCGGTAATTCCATATTTCTTGAAAAGAGCTTTTGTGCTTGCGCCACTGGCCGCTTTAGCAACTATATCTAAAACAACTTTTTTAGATTTTCCAGTTTTCTGAGAAGCTAAGTCTAAAATAGAATTAACCTTATCACCAGTAGAAGATTTGACATCAGCGATGACAGCTATAGTCTTTTTTGTGACTTTGTCTTTTCCAGAAAATAAATCTTTATAGTCTTTAAAGTTTGATTTAACCCAAGCCTGTTTTAATTCATCAGTTTTCTTTTTAATTGAACCAAGCTGATTTAGTAAAGTACCAAACTCTTCTTGACTTAAATGGCTCAAACTTGTTTTATTCACATCAACAAGCTCACTGCCTAATTGTTGGAAAACGTCTTTTGTAATAACACCTTGGTTATATAAAGTTTTTAAATTTTGAGCATCAGTTAAAGCTTCACTCCCACTACTAGCTTTCTGACGGCCTTCGGTATGTTGATAAATAGATTTCTGCTCGTCTTTCGAAACGGTTCCTTTTAAATCTCCGGCCTGCAAAGAGTTGATGCTACTCTTTATCATATCATGGTATTGACCTAAAGCCTCATCAACCGCTTTAATTTTAGCGTCTAACGCATTTATTTGACTTTTATATTGACCATTTGCATTGTTGTCACTATAGTTTTTTCTCAGCGCTTCTAATTGGTCTTTATACCTATTAGCTTGATTCTCCATCTCTTTATTTTCAGAGTGAGAATTATTATACATTTTACTTTTCTCAAACTGGCCGCCAGTTAAACTCATTTCTCCAGTTTTTGGATTAAAAGTACCGTTAGTCCAATCTTTTGAGAAAACATTAGCTTGAGCTTCTAATTTAGTGCGCTCTTGTCTCTGAGAAGGGGTCTCAGTCCCTTCTTTTAAAGCTAAAGAGTTTAATGTACTAAGGATAGAACTAGTATTACTAGCAGTTGTTTTTTCTGCATCATTAGCTTCATTACCTTCCGCCAAAGCATTAATTAAAGAGTTTAAATCTCCATAAGTATCTCCTTCAGAAGATATTTTTGTGCCCAGCTTATCGGTAATCTTTTCCAAATCTGATTTATTTGTAAAACCAGCTTTGTAGAGAGTCGTAACAACTTTATCAAAATCGTATTGAGAAGTATTTTTAGCATTTTCCATACCACCCATCTGCTTAAACATATTAATGAATTGTTTAGCCGATGTTTTTGTGGAAATAGCATTAATTCCCTCTGAAGCCCAATTTTTACGTTGGTTATCATAATCCTGCGGCGATCCGCCAGATTGCTCAAAAGCTTGCTTCAAAGTTGACTCATTGACAAAATACTGCTTGTTCTTGCCCGAGCCAGTTACAATAGTTTGCTCAGAATTGGCAAGATTCTCTTTCATGGCTTTAACATTGTTAAAGTCAATCTTCATGAATTGACGAGCATTATTGAGCATCGCGCCAAGAGTTTCGTTGCTAACTCCTAATGTGCTAGCAAGTTTATCAAACTTATCAGTTGGAACATAGAAACTAGATAAATTACCATTCTTATCTGTTCCTACCTTTCCACCAAAAGCTTCAATTTCTTTTCTAGCCCCAACAATCTTAGAAGCAAAGTTAACAAAGCCTTTCTCACCACTTTGTGTAGCGGCTTGAATCCCTTCCAAGTGACTCTTAACTTTGTCAATATTGTATCCTAATTTTTTAAGCTGCTTTGTACCGAGAACGGTTTCCGCGCCTTTCCAGAAGGTTTGACTTCCCCAGCCTGCGGTATTTTTGCTGTCTAATGTGTCTTTAAGTATATTAGATATGTTTTCCGCGCCAGTATAGTAGTCTTTTTGTGTAGCGTCTTGGAAAGCCTTATATGCGTCATCTGCGGCGGTGAGCTTATCTAACCAAGGATTCATGGCAGAAGCTAAATCTCCTGCATATCCTTTAGCGGCACTAACAGCAACGTTCATAGAATCAATTTGCTGTTGTACCATATCCGCCATAGCCTTTCCAGCTTCACTAGTGGCTTGGTCAGAAGAATTGGCCATTTCTTCATAACCTTTTTTGAGGTCTTCTAAGCTATCTTTAGCAGATTCTACTTGGGTTTTATATTCAGAATACGCTTTATTTGTTTTTCCACTATTATTAAACTTGTCTTGCGCTTTTTGAACATTATCTAAAATTTTAGTAATTTGACCGCCGTCTTGTTGTAAAGCCTTTCTATATTTACCTAACGCGCTAATAGTAGTCTTTTGAGATTGTTTATTAGTAACAGCTCCAACAGAAATAGTATGTAAATTCTGCCTGGCGGCGCCTTGTAACCGGTCATCTAACGCCCCAAACATATTCTTTTGGTCCGCGTAATTAGTAACCCATTTGTTATATGACTTAACCGCTTTATGTTGGTCTTTTTGTGCAGCCGCTAACTTTTTTAAAGCCTTTAATCCACTTTCTTGTTCGTCTTTGCTCGCTTTACTAGTTTCTAACTTGAGTTTAGCTTGATTAACGTCTAACTTATCAAGAGCGTATCCTTGTTTTTTAGTATTAAGTATATCTTTACTGACCGCGCCATATTTAGTTAAAGAACTTAAATCTATATCAGAAGATGGTGCAATGGCTCCTGCTGTTGATGAGCTCTTTGACAGAAAACCCTGACTATCTTCTGATAATACTGACTGCACTTTCTTATAGCTGCTACTAAGCTTCAACTGGTCTTGCGCGCCCGTTAAGACAACTTGACCGGTAGCCTGCTTCGTAAATGCTTTTTGTTGTTTATTATAAGTTTGTAATGCTTTTTGTCTAGCTATACCAATAGCACTAGCGTTGTCTATAAAGGCTTGACCAGATGAGTTTGTTCCTTTAATTAAAGACGGATAGGCTCTAGTTAAAGTATTAACCGCATCAGTATATTTTCTGTACTGGGCCGTAGTTAAACTAATATTTCTGCCTTGTTCATCTACGCCATAACTATATTGCGAAATTACTTTATTGGCACCATCAATAGTTTTTGTATTTTCTTTGTATGCCTTTTTACTATCGGTAAAAGTTTTAACCGCTTCGTTACCGGCTTTAACATGGTCTTTTAAATGTTTGGTATAACCTCTATATGCAAGATTAAAAGCTACAAGAGCTGCCGTAGCACCCAAAAGTACTTTGCCTAAAGGACTTAATGAAGTCAAGAAAGCTCCAATACCAGTAGAGCCTGCTTTACCAGCCTCACCAGCCTTTTCCATTTCACCAGATAGTTTTCTTGCTTGAGCAGCCTGCAGTTGTAAGCCCTTAACCTTACTAGCACCAAGCGCAGCCTCTGCGGCTTCTTTATTTAAACTACCATCTTCATTATTATATTTGCTTAAAATATTTGCAGCATCTTCCCCCATTTTAATAAGATGCTTATTCATTATTGGAGAACCTTTTTTAAAAATAGCCGGGATAAAATCTCTTCCAATTAATTTCCCTAAATTTTTAATCGTGGCTCCGCCAAGAAGTCCTCCGCCAAGTTGAGTCTTAAAGTTTTTTAATAAAATATCCCCAAGGCCTTTGGTAGTTACTAATTCACCCTTACCAAATTTAATAACATCTTGAATGCTTTTTAAAAAACCTAAAGCCCCTCCGCCGGCGAGCTTAAATCCCGCCAAGGCTGTTGTAATAGCGGTTAAGCTTTGAGCAAGACCTCCGCCAAATTTTCCGCCAAATACTGTACCAATTTGCTTTGAAACACCTAAAAGTTTATTAATAACCTTAAGTAAACCAGTTAACCCATCTACTACGGTCTTAACCGTTGAACTTTGAGCTATGGACATAGTAAAGTTATCCCAAGCATCCTTTAACTGGTTAAGTTTCGCCTGTAATGAGTCAAGAGTCTTTTCATACTGCTCTTCAGCTGCGCCATCCGAATTGTAAGCAGCACTTAATAATTCTTGCGACCTGGCTTGATTGTCAACCATCGCAATGAAACGAGATTGCTCTATATTCTAATAAGTTTCCCTATTAGTCTGACTATATCTTCATCATAAGATGCTCCGCACTTCGTAAATTTTACTTTACTACAATTAGTCGATGAACCTTATTCTAAATTTTTCCAAATATATCCACAGCTTTTATATCCTTTCTTTATTGCAGCCTGAATTGACTGGGGTTTTACTCCCATTTTTCGTGCCGCTTCAGCATTATTTTCATAAATTTGGATTAAATTTCCCTCCAAATCATATTGAGCTGTTTTAGGATATTTTCTTACTTTTGTCTCGTAAATGGCTTTCAAATTATTTTCAAGAGCACTTACATTTTCAAGATTAGAAATATGATTATTTAATTTGTTTCCATCTATATGATTGATAACATTAAGAGTTCCGCCTCGCCACGCCTCATAGGTAAGCCTGTGCGCAGATATTGAAACTTTCTTTTTATCAATCGTTAAACAATATTCTCTATATCCCGAAGATGTAATTTTGCCTTTCATAATTTTGCCTGTTTTAGAATTTTTTACTCTCCCCCATGTGGAGACCATGTAAATAGTGTTTCTAAAAGTTTTCCATTCTTCAACATCATCATAGATTTCATAGTTATTATGGTCTATTCCAGATGGATGACGATTGATACTTAGATTATTTTTTGAAGCATCAATCCACTCTAAATTCGATAAGTCGTTATTTAATCTGTTTCCATCTTTATGATGTACATATTCTAAGTTATTAGGATTATCAAGGAACGCCTCGGCCAATAATCTATGTTGGCTTTTAGAAACTTTCTTTTTTTTATATCTCAGGTCAAACCATCTGTATCCATTACGGATAGTTCCTTTATAATAATGGCCTGTTTTTTCACTCATAACTTGGCCATTAGAGTAAATTCTAAAATAGGTTTTCTCACCATTAATGTAAATATATTTGTATTCCATAATAAACCCCTCCTGTTTGTTTTAGTATATCATAAAACAGCAAGAAGTCAAATTTTAGAAGCTTGGCTGCGGATTTTCCAATTCTCAACGATTTTACCATACCTCAGTCGTTACCTTTGCCACATAATATGTTGCCATTTATGCTTGGTTGTTGGGACTCTAAGGAAGTTCCCGCAATTCACGGAGTTTTTAGTTATCTGTATTATTAAGCCGCAGAAAGCAGTGGGCAACATTCGTTTCGCCTACTACCGGCTGCCTGAGTAGCTATATAGACCTTTTGTTTTTGACTTAAGCCATCCCATTTTTGAGATAACTCATCAATAACATCATAAAATCCTTTAAAATCTCCCTTGGAATCCTTCATTTGAATTCCAACGGATTGCAGAGCTTCGTCTACTTTATTATAAGAATAAGCACCCGAATCGTCAGAAAACTCTTTCATTGGGTCTTTTGTAATATTCTGGAAACGAGCAATTATTGTTTTTAAAGCAGTGCCGAGATTCTCCGGGCTCTCTCGCGTAGTTTCACCTTTTCTACCGCCACTTTCATGGTATTTTTGTACAAATAAATGTACCGGAGTAGACTATACCATCAACCTATTAAGGTTGCCACTTGGTAGTCGTTGAGGGCCAAAAATTCTAACATTTTATCATATTTTCTATCTAAATATATATGAGCATCTTTATATAAATATATTAAACACTTATATATGTCTTTTTTACTTTTTAAACAAAAACGATAATTATTTCCGCAGTAAAAAAGAGCTTTATTCAATTCTAATTCTTTCAAAATTTTATTTAAAAAAATTTTAGTAGAAATAAATGACAACTCCCAATCAAAATAGTTTGTATTTTTTCGTTGATAACTATTCAGACTTCCATCTCCATCAAAATAGCCTCGAATAAAATGATGAGTTAAGTCTTTTGGAATCTGAGTTAAGTCTATATTTAAAGTTAAACTTTTATTAGGTGTGATGCCAATCTTATTTAAATCTTCACACATTTTTTTACAATTTACTTCTATATAAGTAGAATAATTATTAAAACGAGTATAGTCTTTAATTGGGTTATTACCATCTATAGCTTTTCGAAACTTGAATAAATGATCTCTATCTTTTCTGGCTAGTTCTATTCTGACTTTATGGAAATCTTTTCTTATATTTCCATCGGCAGCTATAAAACCTGCCCAATATGCTTTTTCTTCGGTATTAATTTGTTCAAAGAAATTCTTATCATATTTATACATTTTCTCACCTCTAAATATATGTAAGAAAATGATAGAAAATCTCTATAAAAATGATAGAAAATTATTATAAAATCGTCGAATTAATTTGTCCCTGCCGATTGCCCAATCCTTAATGTTTTTACCATCTCTCAGTCACTACCTTCGAGGTTCTTCGGTAATTAAGGCTCTAAGGGGTTTCCGGCATATTCGTGGTTCAATATAACCTTTCGATTATAAGGGACTGATTTCGTTAAAAAACGAGGTTAATCATTTTTGCAAGTAACGTAGCTGTTTGCTCTATGTCCATGCCGGCTTGAGAGGCCAGAGAAGCCGTTTTGCTCATAGCTGTTGAAATTTCTTGGGTATCTGATGCGGTTATCTGGGCTAATTTAGAGTAAACATCATCAATCCGTTGCGCGGACGTCTGGTTTAACTCCATATTAAAGCCACGGAGGGACGCCGTCATCGTATCGGTCGCGTCAGAAGCATCCATTCCGGCAATTCTCGCCATCTTTAATGTTTCTGTTGCGATACCCATAGATTGGTTTGTATTTAAACCCTGCTGATAGTACAAAGCTGTAGCATCGTATACATCCTTAATAGTTGTTCCTAATTGCTGAGCAGTTTTAGTATAAGTAGGAAGTTGATTCCACATATCTCCTACACTAAAATTAGTAACAACTGCGGTTTCTGTCATTGAAGCATCGAGTTCTTTGATAGTGTCAACCGCATCACTGACGCCACGCTTAAAAAGATTAATCGCTTCCTGCGCGCTAAAGAAGTATTCCAACTGAGTAACAAGCATTGAAGTACTGTTGCCTGCCGCTTCAAGTTGTGCTTTAGTTGTTGTTAAAGCGTTACCCAAATCAGTAACAGCGCTTACATTCTTTTCAACACTTGCGCCCAACATCTCGAAGTTTCTGCCGTTGAGCTGGTTAGCTTCAGCTCTAGTTCTTTCTACTTTTTGCTCGGCTTGTCTTAACTCAGTGTTTACTTTTTCGACGCCTTCCGCAGCACTATTGGCCGCCGCTTTTATCGAATTAAAAGCCTTAGCAGCATCTTCGACATGGGAATAATAAGTAGTATTATTAATTTCTTTTTCGTATTTCTCAATGCTGCTCATGTCAATAAGGCCGCTCTTATCGAATGAAATAGCGTTCTTTTTTCCAAGAAGCGTATTAAATCTGCCGGAAACAAACTTTTTTAAATCCGCTTGAAGTTGGTCAATTCCCTTAGATGAACCTTGGCTTATTGCTTCATCGGTCGCCTGTGTTAATTCTTGAGCGAATCCCTTCAGTTTTAAAGCGGTATCAGTTGGTTTTCCACTACTTTTACTTATCCAGTTATTAGCTAAATCATTAGTTAAATTTTTGGCTTCTTCTATCTGACTTTTCATGGAGTCAGTTTCTAAGTTTACTTTGATTTTGCTTTTCGCAGAACTTTGTAAATTTTTTAAGTTAGCTTCCGCTTCTTTAACTTGCGCATTATCAACATCAATTGAAATCTTTCCTCTATTAATGTCTTTTATAATGCCATTAACAGTTTCTAACGAGCTCTTATAGCCATTAAAAGCCGCATTAATCTGTTTACTATCCGCGCCATTTTTCACAAGGTTTTGGATTGTACTAGCCTGAGACTGCAGCTCGTTTAATGCCTTATTAAGAGAATCGGCTCCTTTAGATAAATTAATACCACTAAAAGCCTTTTTTAACTGAGAGGAAAGTTTACTCAAATCACTGGTATTAGCTACAACATCAATGTTATAAACTAGATGTTCTCCTGTACCCATTCCTTACCTCCTATTTACTCTACTGAATATCACTATCAATATCATCTTCTAAGAAAGTGATACTCATTGTTATTTCTTCTCCTTTCTTTCCTATAGGATACGCTTCGCCTTGGAACGTTCCAACCTGTGGATTTGCCCCAGTTCCCAAAGTTAAATTAAGTCCAGAAGTTATGTGAAGTCTTGGAATTTTAATAATTCCAGTTTTGACGTCACCAGTTATGTCGTCCTTAATTTTCGTGCGTCCTTCTAAATATAAGTAACCGGACAAAAGTCGATGTCCAACCTTTGCTTGTTTAGCTACATTATCATAAAGAAAACTATAATCAACAATATAGGTTTTATACGGCGCCGCCCCGTAAATTGCTTCGCTTTTTGTTGAATAGTTCAAAGAACTAGATACGTCCTTTCCGGTTTCCTCATCATAAACATAAATAGTACCATTCGGCCGCCATTTAAGCCTCATTTGTCCATTCTCATCAGCTTCTAAAATTTCTCTTTCAGAAATCTCTAAGCTATCTTTTCCTAAACTAATTAACCCAGCATCATTAAGCAAATTAAATTGAATTTGACTAAAAATTCCTTGAGTAAAAACTAAATTAACTCGGTCTGTAAATTTCCAATTTACCAAAGTGCGCCCATCCCAACCGCCATTAGACTTATATTCTTTTAAAACTTCTTGAAAATTAGCAATTTGAATTTTATCAAAATCCATCAAAACTTGGTCTGGTTGAAAAATATATCCATTTATATCAATAGGCTGCGTAGGCTTGATTTTAACCGAATACAATTCTCTTAAAGAAAATTCATTTTCCATTTAAATCTCCTTAGTAAAAAAGGCGAGTGGATTCCACCACCCGCCTTAGTTTCGCGTTTCCTCGAACTATCTATTAAATTAATTACCCTCGTCTTCGTCACTGAAGCTGTTAGGCTTCGCGCCAGAAGCAGTGGCCGGAATTGTGCCATTGTCAACAGATTCCAGGTCTTTGTTAGTAACACCAACACCATGGTTCTTAGCAATAGCGCCCGCACCGAAACCATACTTAACAAGCTTCATCATATTGCCATTTCCAGATCTCAACAGACGTAAGTTCATGTTGAATGTAGAAGGGTCACCATCGGCTTCCATCGTCAGAGAAATATCATCAGATGTAATCTTCGCCTTCGGGAAAATCAGTTGCAGATATTCGTCCTTGCCAGACTCATAGTTTCTAGCATAAGTGTCTCCAGTAACGTAGTAGATTCCCGGGAATGTAGAAGCATTAATATCAATTGTTTCTCCAACCCAATCTTTACCAGACTCAAAGGACGCCGCGATATTAAAGGTTACATAGTCAAACTTTTTCTTAATAACCTTGAGCGCATCAGCAGAAGCAGGAGAAGTAGAAGAACCAACAGTACCAGTACTTGTAATAGTATTCAGCAGAACACCATTCTCATTTTCGCTATCATTACCATGAACGACATACGCTCTAGCTGTAGTATCCTTAATTACAACATCAGTTCCATTAAGCTTAACAGCGTAACCGCCTGTCGCGCCTTCCTTAAAGAACAGCGAAGAAACTGCAACTGTCTTTAATACATGAGACGGATTTGTAGCATCAACCTGACCTCCGTACATCATAGCCAGAGACTTCGCAGAGAACAGGGCATCTTCCAGAGATACTTTAAGCTCTCTGTTCTGGTCCCAAGTAATCAGAGGAACATTACCCTTACCACCGGTAGCGTCTGTAGAATCCGCAGACTGTTCAACGGTAGAAGTCTTAGCTGTATCAATATACAGAACAGGATTAGAAGGATAACCGTCACTATCTAACTGATAAAAAGTAATATCAGCGACCTCCTTAATACCATATTTCTTTAAAAGGTCATTCATTTAGATACCTCCAAATGTTAATCATCTAAATTATCTAAGTTCCTAATCCAATATTTTAATTTTACTTTTTTCGGATCGGCGCCGGCAACAATAGAACGTAATCCAGTTTCATACGATTCTTTTTGTTGATATATTTCAACTAGCCATTGCACCGAAGCATAACTTATCTCTCCAATATTAAGTGGATTTAATCCCATATCCATACAACAAATTGATGCAAGAATTGTTCCAAGACTTAATTGCTTTCCTTCGCGCCTTTCCTTTTCTGCTTTTACTTTATCTCTATATCGAGATAACGCTTTTATTCTAGCAACTCTTGGGTCTTCATCTATACTATTTTCTTCTTCTTCGATAGTTGGTTCTCCTAAAGACTCTCTAACAGCATTTTGAAACAAGTTAAAATTCCCCTCGTTTATAATCCGAGGATTTTCTAAATCCTTGTCGGGGTCTAAATCTTTTTCTTCTTTTCCGATTATGACCACGCGAATTTCCGGAATGATTGTAACTGGTTCATGGATAAAGAAAAGAAAAGAATTTATAGCTTGTTCCTTAAACTCTTCATTAAAAGCGCAATTTGCCATAAAGTATTCAAAAGGATTTGGCACCCTATCAACGGTTCCATTAACTAAATCCTTATGGAAGTCTTTATCTAGTTCTTCTTGACTAATTGTCAACATAGTTTGGTAAATGTTAAAGTCTTTTGAACCAACTACGTCATTAACTTTTGGAGGATAAATTTCACATATATCTTTAAAAGGTTTAGGCAAAGCTAAGAAAAAATTAGAATCAATCATATGAAATTATGTCAAAATTCATTTCATAATCAGACATTTCTTCGGTTAAGAAATTTAAAGTAAAACTACCACCTTGCATTTTACCTAAACCATTTATTGTTTTATTACTAAGAGATTTTTGAATTTCTCCTAAAATTGCAAACGGGCGTAATTGAACCCCTTTCATAACCCACTGGTCCATAGGGGTAAACACTTCTATCCCTATAGACACATTTCTAAACTGATTATTTTCGGGGTTAGTTTGCCCACTTACAATTCTAATAGCGACAACAGCATTAGCAGTTTCCTTCGGCCCAACTCTAGGAGTTATTTTAATTAATTTTTCAAAAACTTCTTTTTGAATTTGCTCCTTGGTTAAATCCTCGTGGCTCAAAGGGTCTTTATCAGTATAATACAATAACTTTAATAAATCTTGATTAGCCATGAGCCGCCGCATTATTTTCTGAGCATTCTCGCCTAACTCGGCGCAATTCCTAACACCCATTATTCTTCACCTCCAGTTAGCCAGAAAAAGTCATCGTCAGAATCTTTTTCGGTTTTCTCTGGCGGCGGAGTTAAATCCTTTAAGTACATCGGGTCAATTGTTACATATTCAACTCCTGGACTTGAATTTATATCATAACCGGTAACCCGATAGCCTTCCTTTAATTCGTCTGTTCCTATTACTAAATAATCGTCTTTTCTAAGTTTCTCATTTCTAGGCATAACAAAAAAACTAGTTTTCAAGTTTTCCGTATAAATAACATCCATACGACTTCTGGATTTTATATCGTCTCTTAACATATTATTTTCCTGCCCGTAAAGATAAGCCCAACTATGTTGAACTTCTCCATCACGAGATTTCCAAGTTGCATAATATGTCATTCTCAACACGATATATCTATTATATCCACTAGCTTTAATGCTTTCTAAATAGTAAATCATCCAAGGCTGTTTAATACCATCTTTATCCGGAACCATTATAATTGTTCCATTCGGGATATTAAGGCTAACTCTAGTCAAGAGGTATTGAAGAACTTGTCTTTCATCTTGACTCTTAGGAGTCAATTCACCTTCTTGAATTTCTCCATTATATTCGAAATTAACATAATATAAAGACTTCTGTAACTGGAGTTCAAACAACCTTTCTCTTTGAGTTTGAAGCCTACTTTGAAAATCTATGCCATAACGATTTAAACGCTTTAAATAAACTTCGTCATAATATCCCATTACTTCTCACCAGCCATTCTGCTTAGCAAAGACATACAATCAAATATTGTGCTTCTAAAATACTCATATTTTAAGAAACGCAATTCACTTAATTTATGGTAAAGTGAATAAAAATTAATCGTTTTTTCTGAGGTATCAAAGCCATTCAGCTCAATCAAAATCGAATCAAGGAACTTCTCCCATTCTCCGCCTTTCTCAAATTCACATAAAAGACCATATAGTTTGTTCTTTAATTTATTATAATATCCCTCTCTTACATCGTAATCGTTACTAAACATATTCATCTCCCGCAAGAGTCCGATATTTAAAAGGCTTGTCCTCAATAGAACGATAATAAATTGACTGTAATCGATAAGCCTTCTTCTCTTCTCTTTCAAGAAGCGCTTTTAATTTATCAATTAAATTCGCTTGAGAAAAGTCTCTTTCTACATACAGCGGCTTAACGTTTTCCCAAGTTAAAATAGTTCGATTCAGCCACTCAACTTTCATATAAGTAGCTAAAATCTCTATTTCTCTATCATCCAAATTATCAGAAAAACTATTACTATCTTCGTCTATCTTTAAAGAGTGCCTTGGAAATTTAAAATATACAATAGCACTAGCCAATATGGAACGGAAATCTTGCTCTACTTCTTCTTGTGTCCAATTAAGCCATTCATCTTCCAACATTTTCGTTAAAAAAGCATCATAGACTTTTTCTAAAGGTACACCCATTTTCTATCTCCTACTTAGATTTAACCGGCTCTTTGGCCTGCCGTCTCAGTCTGATAGCACTTATAGCATCTATTCCAGTCTTCTTCTTCAGATACTCGCACTTGTCCATATCCATGCATTCATTATCAATAGCATAGTCAACTAAATTCTGCACTTGCTCTCTCGGCGCCGAGTCGACCTTCGTAATGAACTCTTCATAAGGCATAAACTTTAACATTCGATTCATTGTCTTTTCATCAAATATAATGATATTAGTTGGCTCAACCGCATTTTCTGGCTCAAGCCCCAACTCTTTCTTAGTGTCCATATCATCGATGCCAAGGATACCTTCCTTAAACATATACTCTACTCCCTCTTCATAGATGAGGTCGCGCAGAGTATCAAAATCAACGTTTCTGACTGCGCCGCGCTTATTCCAAGTTAAGTTAACTCTTAAATCCTGACTTTTAATACCTACAATGCCCTTTACCAGACTTTTTACTTTAACTCTCTTGTCACTCATTTATTTCTCCTTTTACTCCAAATATGAATAACGGGGAGAGGGAGTATCCCACTCCCCATTATCCTACACAATAATAAGGTCAAATATTTTTACTCTTATTATTCCGCCGAAAGATTAAGCAAAATCTTCATCTAATGTCTGAGGAATACCAGTATTCTGATAAATACCCCAGTTATTCTGCGCTAAGATAGAAGCACCCATCTTTCTATACGCATGAATTTCCATAGAATTATCTCTGTTCTGGAAGTCATGGATTTGAGTCTGTCCTTCGAGCGCAACCTTAACAACCTTTTCACCATCACTTGGCAGAACATAAGCCATCTGCGGGTCTACGAATGTAGTTGTGTTGCTTTCATCTGTGAAAGACTGCGGAATCTGAACTACCGGAGTTCCCCTGAAGATATTGATATATCCAGTATTGTGAATCTGGTCAATATCTTGCGGATGGTAAATTCCCTGGTAATTTGTACCAACCGGAACAATTGCGTCCGGACCCATCGCAGCGACGAATTCCGGCGGAGCAAAGATTACCGGAGTTTGGCCATAAGCCTTAACCACGTTAATCAGCTTAACCATCTTCTCAGCATCAAAGGTATTAGAAATAACCTTATTGGCGTCCGGTCTACCAGTTGCATTCAGAGCGCCTCTCAAAGCTCTCTGTACTTGCTGATAAACTGCTTCTGTCAGCCCTTCAGTAATAATTTCGCTGACTTCCTGCATTGACTCCGCGCCGTCCAGCATTCTTTCAAAGTCAATGATAGCCGCGCCGCCAACAGCCTGCGTGGAAACTTCGAAAGTCCGAACATCAAGTCTGAATGTCTCGTACACACCAGACAGACCAACCTGAGTAAGGAACTTTCTCGCTCTATTTCTGCCAACTCTCTGCTTAAAGATAGCCTTCTGGCCCTGCCCAACTACCTGAATATCCGCAATCGGCGCCAGAGCGTCCGCAACTCTATTCGGTACAACTTCATCAATAGCTGTTACAATAATATCGTAAATAGCATATCTATTATCCATGAACTGATAATAGTCGCTAGCCAAATCTCTAATGCCCTCTAAGAAACTATCGTCTACAGACTCTGTAGTATAATTAGCAGGGGCTTCGCCTTTTGCAGCGTAAATAGCAATCTGCTTCAGATCTTCAATCTTCATTCTAAACTCCCCTCCTTAATTATGCTTCGCTATAAACTTGGAACTTAATTGCATACTGGCCATCCGGCATTGTTGTGTTCTTAATGGCCTTCAGCACATACAGGCTTTCCGGTCTTGTACTCTGAACCTTAATTGCGCCGCTAGCATCCGTAGTACCATATACAGTACCCGCATCCACGGCAGTCTTCAGAGCATCTTCGTCCTTATACTCACCAAGTTCAATTGTATTTGTAGTAAACTTATCACCAGTAGAAAGATAACCAAGTCTCGGATAAACACCATCGTTAACAGTCAGTGCGAAATCCTTTAAACCACTCTTTCTCTCGTCATACAGATGTTCAGCACTATAAACGATAGCCACCGGGAAATCTGTATTCTTAGGAAGTTTAACTACTCTCTTTACGTTATCAACCGCAAGAATCATACCGTTCTCGCACGGAATATCCTTGAAATCGTCAGGGTCGAGCTTGCACTGCGCCTCAACTCTTCCGTCTCTTGGGAAAGCGCAGTTATTCATTTCGAGCTGACCATAACCATCAATTTTCAGTCTAGCCATTTTATGCCTCCATTTATTTCATATGTTTGTCCAGAATTGCTTCAACACCAGTCTTCGGCGTATCCTTCGGAATTATATTCTCTCCTGCCTTCAGATTAAAAATAGATGGCTTAGAGGTAACTAAAGTATAAGCTAATTCCTTATCAAGGTCATCCTTGGTGTATTCGTCAATCTTTTCTTTAAACTGGTCAAGAGTTTCTTTAGAAAGCTGAGTCGAATATTTATCAATAACTTCCTCTTTCTCTTCTCTTTCCTTACCAAGCTTATATTCATTCAATTCCTTAATCTGATTTTCAAGTTCAGTCTTTTCTGAATCTAAAGCTTGATAGTTCTCCTTCACAGTATCAAGTTCGGTAGAAAGATTTTCCTTCTCCGTAGTTAATGTAGAAATTGTAGCCTCTTGCTCCGTAATTTTTTGAGTAAATTCAGAATTTTCTTTTTCTACTTTTTCTGCATTTTCGAATTTTTCATCTAATTTCTCAAAAGTGTTACCATTGAGCTTCTGCACTGTAGAAAGAACTTCTTTTTCTCTCTCATTTACATCAACAATAAAGCAGTCTTCTTTCTTATCTATTTGAAGAGAATCAGTATCATCATTCTTTGTATAATAAATTCTCTCGTGCCGGTTTTCATTCATAAGATAACCAATAGCATACTCATCATAAACCTGGTCAATCATTTCTTCAATAACCCAACCTCCGGCTTCATTGAAGTTTGGATTAACAAGGTCAAAAATCATATTATACTTTTGGTTATCGGAAAGTTTAAAATTAATTACCATTCCTTGCTCTCCTTTATCTTTATTTAAATTATACGCATCTAATTTCCTTACCATTTCAGTTAAAGAATCATATAAAGAGAAGAAGCTCGCGCCCTCAAAACAAGGTTCAACACCATCGCCAAGAGCTTGTAATCCTAAAAAGCATCCGTCACTAAAAACGAAATACTTTTGCCCATTAATAATTTGAAACTCTCCTCTTAAAGAGTTCTGATAAAGTTCCATAGATTGGGCCTTTCCGCTAATTTGAAAGGATTCGCCATAAAGTGCGGTGAATAAAAGGACATCCGCGCAAGCATAAATCCTTTCAACTCCATCCTCATCTAAATGGCTTTCCCAAGCAAAATTAGGGTTTTCTGGAACTATACCATAAATTCTACCTTCATTTCTTCTAACACCATGGTCGGTAAAATCTTCATCTTCTTCATCATAGATACCTTTAACTGGAACATAAGGAAGCGAACTAATAAGTTTATTTGCAAATTCATCGGTAATATAAGTACCATTTCTATTGGCGCCCTTATAAAAAATCCGTACTCTGGCTTTAGAAAGAACGTCATTATATTTGTCTAAATTACCATAAACTTGCACGGAGAACTCAGTAAATTTTTTATCTAAACTCATTTATAGAGCCTCCCTATTGTCTGTCTAAAGATTCTTCATTTTGTAAGGTCTTTGGACTCAATTCTATATCTTTCTTTTTCGGCGCGCCAACTTGAGATTGCCCATCTCCATTAGTATCACCGCTATTGTTCGATTCGGTATACGAAGATTGTAATGGAACTAACTTGTTTCTTAAATCAAGAACTTGGTTCTCTAAATCTTTTAAGTCTCCAAGTTCTTTTTGGGAAAGTCCCATCGCTAAAGCTGGAATTAAGAAACTATATCCAGAAGTAGCCAACTTAAAACCGCCATCAATATAATCTTTTTCGTTATAGTAACTTATAGGTAAAATTCTATAAGTAAAATTAATATTACTATTTCCGAAAAGATTATTAATTAATTTAGTAATAAAGTTTTCGAACTTGTGCGCGAGCACCATCATAAAGGCCACGTCGTTTTGGATTGAAATACTTAATGAAAGATTTCCTTCTGTCGCAAATAATTGGGAACTTGCCCCAGCTTCAGAATAAATCTTCTTTAAAGTGGCCTCAGCTGATGCGTTGCTATTATCATCAGTTGATTTAGAAACAATTGAGTCAACATCAGCATAAGTTGTTAAGACACTGACGTTACTATTTTTCTTCATCATATTAACTGTGCCGCGATGAATTTCTTCAGCTTCGATAGGCTCAAAAAGTAAAGTACCATCATTTAAATGCGGTATCTTTTGAACGATAATCTTCTTAATCTCCTCTTCATCTTTTTCTTTTAAATTGTTAATCGCTTCTTCATAATCCATAGTCGCAGGAATAACATTTAAAAAAGTCGGCACACCATCATCAAACATTGGGAAACAAATACCAATATCTGAAGGAACAATTATATATGGAGAAACTGTTGTTTTGCTATTAGACCATTCGTAATAATAGTTACGAATAATTTCTGGATAAGCCGCGAGAGCCTTGTCCCGCGCGCCGTTAGTATTAACGATAGAATTAAAATACCTTACATCAAATTCAATAATATCTTCTCCAAACTGATTCTTAAATCGGGAGATACAATATTGGGAAGGCAAATCTAACACAGCAAAAGTTTTCTTATTAAGAGTTATAATAACCCCATAGTAAGTTCCATCCCTAAGCGCTCTAAGCGCGCAATTAGTGAAGAAACCAGGCAAGTTAGCCCTATCTATAAAATCAATAGCATTATTATACCGCTTTTGAACAAAATCTTTGGAGAGATCGGCATTTTTAGTTGGACTAGGAATTAACAAACCAACATATTTCAATAAAGTGGCATAATAAGTTATAATTCTTCTATAGAACCCATTATTTACAAAGTAGTAATAAGAAAGCTCTTGTTGTTTTTCTGAGGAGCCAGATTCAATAATTCTTCTGACTTCTTCTTTAGAGTATTGTCGTTTTCTTTTCTTTGCGTCTCTTGGGTTTGCCCAAGTACTATCTACATACGAATTATCTGTAGTAGGTATTACTTTTGACATACGCTCCATAGTTGCTTTGAACTCGTCAAAAGTATAATTTCTTTTTAAATCTTCCATTCCCTTATTCTTCTCCTCCTCCAGTAAAGAACACTAAATTCCTAACGATTCCGCGCCGACGGTGAGATTTTGTATATTGCTCTTCCAATTCCTTAACTCTCCATAATCCATAAGAGAAAGCAGAATACTTGTCTTTTGGATAATGTGGGTTAATTCTATCAAGTGCAATATCAAGCCCCACGCCAGTGCGCCGAAGTTTAAGATTAGCCATCTCTTGGAAAAGTCTGGTAGTCATTTCATGTGGTAGAATACGTTTAACTCTTTGTTCTACCGACATTTGCTGACCAACTTTAGTCGATAATAAAGCACTTTTCGCTTTTTGCTCACTAATTAAAAAACGAACAAGTCCATTTTGGATTCGAGTATAACAATTTGCATGGATTTCTGAATTAATCTTGGCATTAGCTTTTATTCCATAAAGAATACGTGGAGCATCTTTAGGCTGAATCTTCTTATAATTTTCATCATTAATAAAGCCAAATGCCGGCAATTCATTACCTTTCTCATCAAACTGCGGCCGAATCAAATTATCAGCAAGACCAACTCCGATACCATTAGTATCAATTACAACCTCTCTTGGGTCATAACGTAAAATTAATTTTTTAAGGTCTGCTGATTGAACTTGGAAAGGCTTTGTTTCAGGAGAACGACCCAAAACAAAAAGGTTTACTAAGGAAGTAAAAAACTTATCTGTTCCTTTCGTAACTTTCAGAACACAAACTACCGTCTGGTCTGAAATCCTTCCCACATCGACTGATAAAATGTAGAATTGTTCGTATCCATGTATAAAATTTTGGTGAATCTCTGGATTTTTTATTTGTCTATATCTTGTTAGCTTATCAACACTAAACCAAGAGTCGTCTGAAGCGCCGCCCCATAAACTTAAGAACTCTCTTCCGAAAGATTCTTCATTATAAGACGGACTCATTTTTAATTTATTTATATACGATTTTTCAACCAACCCATGCATCATAGGTACACGATAGTCACAACCAAAAACAAAAGCATTATCTGGATTTATAATCGACTCCTCAAAGTAGTCAATTAAAGCATCATACGCGAAAGTTGTTTTCGACCCCGCGCTAGTCATATAAATAATGGATTGGTTCGGTTCTTTAGGATTTACAGTATTATCTGGAAGTCGGCGAGAAACGTTTACCAGCAATATTTCTATTGGACTATATCTTCAACTACTTTCCATCCAAAACCTTTATGAGTTTTAGTCTGTTTTTTATGATTGATTATATTACTTATAGCGCTATGTGAACCATTTACAGCTCTCGCTGCAGCCTGCAAACTTTCATATACAGCTATAACTTTTCCTGTTTTAGGATCAATTTGAGCAACTTTTTTCTTTTTTGTACGATATTGTTCTATTGGTTGTAAATTTTCGCAACATTCATCTTTATAGCGCCATTGAAAGCCATTATGTTGATCCCTCTTCCTTTGGCAACAAATACTAATTTTTGCTACTGATGAATCAGTTATTCTAGCTGCCTCAGAAAGACTTTTATACTCACGAATTTTCTGACCATTTAAGTCAAATTGAACTACTGCTCTTTCTCTGCTTGGTTGTCTTAATCCAGTCCTAACGGCGTGCTGAGCATTTTCTGCCGCCGTTACCCATTCTAGATTCTTAACACAATTATTAGTTTTGTTCCCATCTATATGATTGACATATGGTTTATTTTCTGAATTAGGGATGAAAGCAATTGCAACTAAACGATGAATATTAAACCGTTTAGGCTTTTTATTAATTTGTAAAGTTACATGAGCATATCCATTTTGAATATAAGGTTTCATAATATAACCATTAGTATCTTTTCTAATTTCACCTAAATCACTAACACTATAATTTGTTACAATGTTATTATCTATAATTTTTTTCCACATTTATTTTCCTCTTATAAACTATATATTAACTTACATTAACAAGTGGAAAATAATAGGTGAAACTATAAAAATTTGAGGATAAGTAGTTGGGCGGCGCTTCAACTAGTGATAAAATCTAGCTTACTAATTAGTCTCTACACCTTCGATATTAATCGCTTGGCACGGGATTGGGATTACCGTTCCCCGTTAGCCGTTATATTAACGACACCGCTTTATCTTGCGTTCACCGCCAGTTCGATAGTTCTCACGAACTAAAGCCCCCTATTTAACGTCCTAAGGGAGGACGACCGTATTAATCATTTCCCCATCTCCATCACGAACTTCGTCTATCAGGCCGCCGTGCCTTCTTCCGCCCCGAGCAGCATCACTTGCTAGTACAACATCCAACTGAGAACCGTTTTTAAACTTTAAAGTTGTATAGTCCTTCCCAAAATTTCCCGGATATTCCTTCAATTCATTGCCAACTATTTCTTTTTTAAGAAGTGGCCAATGGTCATAAATTTCAATAATTTTTTCTCTACTAATTTGGGCTGCCTGTTGTTTAGTATTCGCGCAGATAAATACTTTGCGGCCAGGGATAAAGACGCATTGGAGAAAAAGAGCAAGTATTGTTAAAAACGATTTTGAGAACGCTCGGGGAGCTGTAACATAAACGTCTTTAAACCTCATGAGCGCCCGCAGGGTAATCCTTTGGTAGAAGAATAAATCGAATCCAGAATCAGTAGGTTTTATCATCGTTAAAAAACAGTCAGGGATAGGCACAAAAGAAAGTCATCCAATTCTCAATACTATCTTTGTGCTCTTCCAAGTATGGTATCGTTAAAACTGTTCCTTTTTCCAGTTCAACGCCATCTCGTTCCGGAGGAGATAACACATCCTCACTAAATAACTGCTTTCTACTTCTTAAAATAACTTGTTTTTTCTTAGTGCTTAAACTCATTAACGCTCACCATCCCCAGGTTCAAAATCCTCATCTTTATAAAGTCCTTCAAAACCGGCATTCTCATAAGCATCAACAAAGTCATCGCCTTGGTCAAGATTATAAAAGTTTTCCAATTCACTGGCAGACTTTAGCGATTCAATTCGTTTAGTAACTTCCTCGCCAATACCAGACTCATTAGTATAAAGTCGCTGATTCCAAGCCTGAATATTTTTGATTGTTTCATCTACAACATCCTTAGTGACTCCATCATAGTATGGATTCTTGAAGCCGCGCCGCTCAAGCCATCTTACCAATTCTCCAATAGAGTCGAAGTCACTAGCATTTTTAGCATTTTTAGGAGTGAAATCAGCCGCTTTAATCAACTTATCATAGGAAGATAGAAGTTTATCAACGTCTCCACCTTCTCTAATCCTACAGTCAATCTCATAAGATAACTTACAAAGTTTGAGCGCCTGGTCGCCTTGTAAAGCGCCGTTAATACTTTGAGTTTGGAGGACACCATCATACAAAGTCTCAAGGTATTTGAGCGCCTCGTCATCGTAGTTGGCGCCCCACTTCTCTTGAAGGTCTTTCCTTTTAGCTTCCGCAAGTAACGGAATTTCACCCTCCAAAACGCCTTCTTCCTTTAACTTCTTATAAGACTCATAATAATCATGCCAGTTAAGTCCTTCATACTTCCCTTCAACTACAAGTTTTACGTACGGCCGCAGAACGTCATCTTCATTCTCTTTATGGCACTTCTCAAATTCACTAGGTATAAATGGTATATCTAGTAACTGACAAAGGTGGTCCATCCAATCCCAAGACCATCCCGCCGCCTTACCTTCTTCTTTAAGACAATCAATACAAATTGTAGTGTGGTGGTTTTGGAAAAAGTCAGAATTGGTTAGAAGGAACTCTGATGGCCCTAACGACCGGCCGCATCTTACGCAAGTTTGCGCACGGAAGGCTAAATCTCTTTTAGTTTTCGGTACCATCCCCATTAATCATCACTTCCCGTTTTTCTTTCTCCAAGAGAAGAAACTTCTAACCCCTCTTGAAGGCGTTCATTTTCGGCCTCGCACAGTATACGTTCTATTTGTCTCTTTTTCTTCTTCCCCATATTTAAATAAGCATCCATCAAATCACTAATCAATTCGTCATAAGGCCGATACTTAAGTTGAGTAAGTTCTTCTGGACTTAACTTCTTAAGTTCTTCTTGGCTTAAATCTTTTTGGAAAAGTCTAACTCCAAGTAAGTGCAGAACTCCAATAAACTCAATTGGGTTTAAAAGAGCTATCTGCCGCAAAAACTCCTTAAATCTTTCAGCCTCTTCTTCTTTAAGTTTTTTCTTCTTCCTAAATCTAATCATACTCTATCTCACCCCCTTTTCCTCCTTTTTCCTTTCTTTTCTTAGCGCCCAGTTATCTTGGGTTTCTTTTTCTTTCTGTTTCTTTCTTCTAATCCTCTTCTCACATTCCTTACACTTTGTCGAAAATCCATTCGCACTTCGATTTCTTTTCGTAAAGTTATCCGAATTTAAAAGTAAGACCCGGCCGCACTCATTACAAGTTCTAAAATTCTCTGGAAAAAATATATTCTTAATTTCTTGGTAATGAGTTTCCGCCGCCGCGCATATAGCACCAATAATTTTCTGATGATATATCGTACTAATGTAGTTATCCGAGTACGAAGTTCCAATTTTCTGATTAATAATCTTCGAAATCTGCCGGTTAGAGAATCCCGAAACCTTTAAAAGAAGGACTAAGCGTTGAACCTTTGTAAGTTTGGCCCGGGCGCAGTAAAAGTTGAGGGTGCGTAAGAGGTCTCTTGTCGTAGAGAAAAGGTTCGTTTGGTTTTCCGCTCGCTCCGCCGCGTCCTCCAATTCAAAGTAAAGCGATAAAAGGGTGCTAACGTCTTTCTTCGAAAGAAAAGAAAAAGAAAATTTCTTCGAAAATTGGACTTCCTTCTCCCGAAGGAAAACGGAAATCTTTGCTAATTCGCTTTGCGTAAGGCGGTGCGGATTAATTCGAAACTGAAAGATAAGGCGCGCCAGCGGTTGGGAAGAGAAAAGACCAAGGGGTAAAACTGGAAAATCTTCCGAGTCAAAAATAATCTCCGATTCCGAAGGGAGTGGAATATGGTAGTAATCTTTGTTTGAACCTTGGTAGGGATTAAAGAAGGAAAATTGTTCTTGCCGAAGAGAGACAAGTTCGTGGCGCCGCTTTAGATAGGTAAATTGAGTTAAGGCGCGAGAGGAGAAAAGAAGGCGATTTTTTTCTTCCTTCGTAAAAAGTTCTAAAAGTTCGGCGCGGGGAGGGTTCTTGCGCTTTCCGTTCTCGAACTCGTAGTAGGAAATTAAAAGGTCGAGCGAGTCAATGCGGCGCCAGAGGTCTTCGTAGAAAGAGAGAAGAAAAGGGGAAACGGTTTTCCTAATTTTTTCTCGGGAAAATTTTTCTTTCCGAACTCGAAATTGGGTTCCAGTGGTTAAGGAAGAGATAATGGCTTCGTTAAAGGAAGGGGACTCTTGGAGTTCGTCGAGAGAGGTTGCGGGATTTTTCTTGGCCCAAGAAGAGTTTTTCCGAGGGAGTTCGACGGAAGCTTCTTCGGCGAGGGAGACTTTCGGATTTTCGGAGGATTTTCCCCAAAGAAGATAATTGGCGACCGTCTCAAGTTCAGAGTTAGATAGGGGTTTTTCGGCGAATTGGGGGAGCGTTAGGTAGGAGTTGAGAAAGTTTTTGCGCTCCTCCGCAGATTCGAGAGAGAAATTTAATTTGAGTCTATTTTTAGTCATTCTATTTTTTAATTCACTTCCTTTTTCAGTTTTATTTCTAATTTTAAGGTCTAAAACTTAGATTTTCTAATTTTAAGGTCTAAGCCTTAGATTTTCTAACTTTTGAAATCCTTTCCGTTTAATTTTATTATAGGAGAGTTTTTTAGTTTTTTCAAATTTTCAAATTTTAATTTCAAATTTTAATTTCGGTAATATTTTGTTTTTGAATTTTAATTTCGGTAATATTTTGTTGCAGCCCCGGTGTCTGAATTGTCTGACAATTCAGAATTTTCCGAAAATGGATCCCCGTCCAAGTTTTTTGAATTGTTTGACAATTTTGACTGCGGTAAAATTGTCAGAATATTCTAACTCCGGTCGAACGAATTTTCAGACTTTTCAGAAAATATAGAAGGTTCACACAATTAGACTGAAGTTAAAATTTTCAGACTTTTCAGAAAATATAGAAGGTTCACACAATTAGACTGAAGTTAAAATTTTCAGAATTTTCAGAGAACGGTGGGCGGATCGGCAACTAAAAAATTTTTTTACTTTTTTTCGATTTTCCTATTGCAATTACGCCGGAATACGTTTATACTATAGGTAAAGAATTAAAGAAAACGGAACCGGAAGGGAGAAAAAAATGAAAATTAAAACAATGATGATTCAGAAATACGATGAAAAAAGTTTCACTCATTTTTATATCATCGGTATAAAGTGGAAAAAACAGGTAGTAGCCTGTGTAGTTACTTCAGCAGTATTGGAAAAAATCACCATGGTAGATAAAGCGTCACGCGGCGCCGGGTATTCTCTGCGGTTCAAACCGAACACGACTATCAGACTGTATTTACTAAAAAACGCTCTAGCTACTTATAAAATTTGTAGCATTGACGAGCTTGAACGTGTCGCACGGGAAGAAGTCGGAAAGCGGACAAACCGCGGTAGCGCCTTTGAAAAGCTTGTAACAGAATACTTCGGCCAGGAATGGCGCAAGGATAGTGTACCGTTCACAGAAGCTGGTGACATCGAAGTGAACGGTAAGGCTTATCAGATTAAGTACGAGGGCGCAACGTTCTGCAACGAGAAACAGTTGAGAGGGCTTGAATAAAGCCCTCTTCAAAAAGACTTGACAAGAAAGAAAATAAAGTGTATAATAAGCTCAGAGATTAAGGGAGGAAAGCAAATGTTACCGATCTTCATGGTGTATGTAGTAATTAGCTTAGTGTTCGGGTTTATCGGAATGGCAAACGCTAACACAGATAAGTTCAACTACTCAATGGTTATCGCTCTGCTCATGTTGACGATTAGCCCTATAGTCGCTCATAGTTGCGGATTGCTTTAATAGCAAAGGGAAGAGAGGAATAGAAAAAATGAGGACTTTGAAGAAGATTCTGACAGTTGTATTAATTCTTGTTTGTGCATGGATAGTCATTAGTTATGCGAATATCCTTTGCACTAATCTCAGCACACATGATATGGCAAGTTGGAATATCATGAACGTAATTGAAAAGACACTTGATAGATAGTGTTCTATAAATAAACTGGTGAAGAGGAAATATTTCCTCTTCATTTACTTTGGTTTAAGTTGTCTGGCTATTTCGAATCTGCGCCGGGCGAATTGTCAGAATTGTCATGCGATTCAGAATTATCCGGCTATTTCGACTATAATCCCATGAATAAATATGCAAAAAAGAAAATAAACTTTCTTATGAAAAATTCTTGACTATTAGAGAAAAATCCTTTATACTATATATACAAGCTAAGGAAAGAGAAAGAAAGGGGAAATAAATGAGTAGAAAGCAGATCACAGAAGAAATTAGACTTGCGTACCTTACAAAAGTTTCTGACTTCTTTAAGTCAGAAGATGAAGAGGTTCTGAGAGTCAAGTCTAATGAAATTGCTATGCCTGTAGTAGGTTCAGACGGTTCAGAGGAGTTCGTTGTTGTAACAATCAAAGTACCGAATGGATCCAAGGACGAGCCATATGACGGTTACTCTATGGCAGAGGACTATGAGATTAGACTGAAAGAGAAAGAAGAAAAGAAGAAAGAGAGAGAAGAGGCGAAGAAGAAGAAGATTGAGCATGATAAAAAAATGCGTGCGAAGAAAAAAGAAATCGCAGAAAAGAGTCGAAAAGACTTGACAAAATAGGGAATATCCCTTATAATATAAGAGTAAGGTAAAGGAAAGCCGATAGGCAAGAAAGGAAAGGTACTATTTATGATGACTTACAAGAATTTCTATGAAACCGTTCGCACTGCTATGGCAGACAACGCAGAGGTTATTGAGTTCGTTAACGACAAGTTGGCGAAGCTGAACAAGCGTTCGGACGAGTCCTCCGAAAAGCGTGATAAGATTTTCGGCGCACTGACTACTACTCCGCAGACGGCGCAGGAAATCGCCGATCTGGTAGGAATTTCCAGACAGTCGGTATCTTCCAACATGACGGTGATGATTAAGGCTGGAAAGCCGATCATCAAGGAAGATGGTCTTAACTCTGACGGTAAGGCTTGCAAGACTTACAGAATTAAGGAGGAAGAGTAAATCTTCTGACAATTCGAAAGACTGGGATTTTTCCCAGTCTTTTCATTTAGTTTTAATTTTCAGAAAATTTAGAATTGAGTTTCAAAAAATTTTTAGAAAATTCAGAATATTCCGAAAATTCCCAAAATTCAGAACGTTTAGAAAATTCAGAAAATTCAGAATATTCAGAAAATTCTGAAATCGGTACCGGTAAATTTTTAGAATATTATAAATTTTCCGAAAATTCAGACAATAGTTTTTTTCAGAATATTCAGAAAATTCTGAAATCGGTACCGGTAAATTTTTAGAATATTATAAATTTTCCGAAAATTCAGACAATAGTTTTTTTCAGAATATTCTGACAATTTAAGGCGCCCAGCTGGAGAGTTTTCAGAATATTCCGAATTTTCTGGATTCGGCTCCGGAAGATTTTTCAGAATTTTCCGAAAATTTTTGAACTCGGCGCCGGACGATTTTCAGAATTTTCCGAATTTTCTACTAGTGTCTTTTCAGAATTTTCAGAATTTTCCGAATTTTCCATTAATGTCTTTTCAGAATTTTTAGAATTTTCCGAATTTTCTATCAATTCTATTTTCAGACTTTTTCTAAATTTTTAATTTATCCGAAAATTAGAATTTTTCTCTCCCTCTTGATTTTCCTAAAATTTCTGGTATAATATTAGATGTAAGGTAAGGAAGGGAATGAAAGGAAAGGAGA